AATTGCCTTTTAACTCAGTCAGTGATTGGGTTAGAACCACTAAGTGAGGTACGTATCGGGCCAATAGTAGGCCCGAGAGGTTACCACGCTCGAAATTACACGACCTCGTCGTGTAACGTCGAAAAGACTTCCTCCACTCTTTAGCCCTACCAGTCGATCGAAATCAGACAGGTAGCCTTGTTCAGACCGTAATTGTGTCATAAGCTTCCGGAAGAAAAACTTCTCTCCTCGAAACTTCTTTGGCACAACAATCACGCGTTTAAAACGCCAAAACTGCCCATGACTCATCCTTATTCCATAAGGATAACTCATATGGCGGTAAGTGTCAAATTCTTCATTCGAAGGTGGGCCGATAAAGCCTAAACCCCTTTCGGGGCACCAATGATCAAAGAGTTTGACAGTGAAGGTATCCTGTAGGCCCCACTGGATCTCAAGCTTTCTTCTCAGACGATTCCTCGCTGAGAATAATTGTTTAAGATTCTTAGGGAACTCAGTGATAAAAACGGGACGAATGAGTAGTCCACGGAACCAGTCAGTTCCACAACTTTCCCGGATTGGACCTTTAACAAAGGTCTTTTCAGAGTTAGTCGCGAAACCGAACTTTCCAAGGTAATGAATAAGATAAGGAGCTAAGTCAGCTTCGATGATTAAATCATCACCGAAGACTGCAAAAGTCTCCCTCTCAAACTTACCTTTGAAGTGCTTTTGCACACCAAAAATAATGGATGCAAAAATCAACGATTCCAATGCAAAGGTATAACCATTACCCATGGATGAGATTTTTTCATAACGAATAATCTCAGAATCGAGATCCCCGACTGGGGACCTCAAATCCATGAGGTAACGATACCAAATGGGAGGTAACAAAAGATGGCATATCTTTAGAGATACGCTGTCAGATGCTGCCTTTAAATCTATAGTGGAGAATTCTCCAGTTATAGACCCAATTCGAGCCAACTCTCTGTTCTTCTCTTGGGAATCTAAGTCTATACCGTAAGGTTTTAATTTCTTACGAATATAGCCATGAACCCCTAGTTGAAGATACAGATTTAATGCTGGTTCAATTGCAATAGTTCGCTCAGTTAGAGCGTCCTTGGAAACGAAAGTAATTCGATTTCCGTCTACCACATTGAAGACATTTGACCAGAATACCTCCCAGTTGAGAATCTTATATTTTGGAATTTCCATAATATTTCGATAATCATCTTCGAGGGCTCCCAGCCAGCGTCTATCTAACATGATAATACGTTGGGCGTGTCCGCGTGCAGCTTTAGTTACGTCGTAGGGCCAATTTTCGTATTTGGAATATACGGAATTGAATCCTGCGATGGTACTCAGGGTTGCACCGGGGCCATGTCGTGACCATTCTACCACTTCGAGAAACTCTGGCATCGAATCTAACACACGTGTTATAAAACCACGTGCATAGGTGAAGACGCTGAGCAAATCCTCGTTCAAAGGTAGAGCGAGCTCTAACCACTTTTCAGTGTTAAAATCAGAGCAAACTCGTTCAGCAGCAAAGAATTTTTCTTTTGCTGTCGACCTCCTCTTCTCTTCCGAAGAAGGAAAAGGATACCTTTTAAGTAGTGTGGAAAACTGATACCTTATCGTCATCTCGACGAGATTTGTATCAAATGTGGAATTAATACTCTGTAAACCCCACGTTTCAGCAAGCTGGAGAATACTATCTATATCGCGATTTCTCACGATACATTTAATAATCTCCAGATCCTTGGCATTTAGAAACTGTCCAAGGTCACTAATAAGTGCTGCTGTCACTGCCCATGGATAATCTATAGGCAGCCGCGGGTCGGGAATGTGGATTCCCTTGCCAAATGCAGACTTTCTTGGAGGCCTTGTTTTCATAAGACCTCCAACTAAACTGTTATAGGAAATTCGATTTGAACTTTAATAAGTTCAAGTTGAACTGCAACTAGATCATCACTTGTAGCTTTAATAGCGTCATGGACATAAGAATTATCCATGATTCTCACTCTACAACCATAACCCTGAATATAATCAAGGTAAGATTGTGTAGCGATAGCAAGTGATCCCCAAAATTCACGATTTAGTTCTGGATAAAGATAACCTTCTCCTTTTGGCTTTATGCTTAAAGGAAAAGATTTTACCCAGTCTATTTCGCAATCTGGGCCTAATTGCCCCTTCGAGGGTTTTAATAAGAACACCCACGATGATCCTTGAGACGAAGCTAAATAGCATCGTTCTCCATTTATCACTCGGATTCGATGAATCCATGATAAGCCTCCATGATTCGTTTGTTGTGACATTCTCTGTCCTCCAAATTAAAGGTTAATTAAATCTGACCTTGGTCATGGAAAGGATCCATAACAGTATCATAGTCCAGCATCGCAACCAATTTTTGCCGAGCCAAAGTGGCTGTAGCATTATCGGTTCCGACAGGGAATGAAAAGACCGCCTCAGCAATGAGAGGAACTTTAATGTTCTCCCCATTAACGCCGAGGACTTCCACATCCTCAGTGAACTTCACAGAAGTTCGCAGAGTACCGTAGAAGTTTCCATTTTGTTTTGGAAAGGTACGTATGAACGCACACTCGTTCCGCGATGCGATCGTATGATCAGCATCGTAATACACAGACTTATTCGCACCTTCTTCGGCGCGTGTAAGAACGTGATCTGTTGGTGAAGAATTATTTTCCTCATCAACGGCTAAAGTGATAGAATTGGGTAGCATAGCGCTATCCTCCTTTCGTACAGACGGATCTGGTAATAATCAGCTCTTTAGTCTAAGAAGCTGTTTTACTATCAATCCTAAGTCTAAGGTTTTCCACCAATCCATTCTCATGAGAAAGGTGGGTAAGGAAGGTCGATCGGGGTTTGGTAACCGATACTTGCGTATCTTCACCAGAGAATATGTGCCACCTGTTGTTACCGAATTAAGGTAATTTAAGGTGTCATAGATCTCACCAGTCTCGACAGTACTTGCCAGGCTCGTTGTATCAGTAACAACGTACCACGAAGCTAAGGTCTTAAGTCCGATGTTCGGGGACCAAGACCCTATCCACTTACCAACATTGAAGAACCAATCTACAATGAAACTGAAAGGGAATAATTCCCAGGCAGTTTCGAAAGGTTCAAGGATCCCCCAGGTCGCAAGACCTTGGAGCGTCTCAATGGAAGTAAGTACTCCTGCTCGAACTTCGAGTTCACGAGAAGCAATTTGTGAACCGTAGAGCTTCCAATAATTTCCTGTATTGGTATTTAACAGTACATTCGAAAATTGGTTAGAAGTCATACGTGTCTTGAAAGAACGGAAAGTCTTCCGAGACGCGAAAGCAACCATATCGGTATTTACTGCCTTTATGATTCCTTTTGCATCATAGACCAAAGGTCTCAATGCATAACGAGCTTCTAAATAGCGCTGCACAAGTTCCTTAGGGGAAAGTTCCCCAACAAGAACTTTTAAGTCTAACTTCTTGAGGGCTAATAAAATCTTAATTACCCTCTTGATAATACTGATTAGACTTAATGCAGTTTTCTCCATTTCACCGATAATGACCTGAAGGTCCACTTCTTTAAGTGAAACTTTAGACCATGCTTCAGTAATAGCTTGTGCTATAACTGAATCATCGATGGATGGGTCGGCAGGAAGTGCCCAAGGAGCGGAATAAAAACCGCCAATGAGCATGGGTCCAGTTTTCCGACAACCGGTATAAGTATACGGAGTTCCAGAACGCCCAATACGATAGTATGTGAGCTCATGGGTAGTAGGAGTAAATACATCCTCCCACTGTTCCATGGGGTTGTTAACAATAACACCCTTCTTTAACTTCGTAAACCAATCATCGGTAACTACGTCATACATCTCACCCACCCTCCTCTCATATGTAGAACTAGAATAATAACTAGAACTAGTATAAGAAGAAGGTGTAGGGCCAGATATATTCTGAGTAAAAACATTTGAACTCAGAGTTGCCAGATAATTATCAAACTGGCGTTGACGTGTATAAGGTTGATCTTGGATCGTCATAACTTTATATACCTCCTTTTGGAGGCATATATAAAATTGACGTGTGGTGACAACGCCTCGCCTATTGTCGACACATGCGGTTAAACCGCTAGGCTCAATTGAGCCTGCC